AAAAGTGAATACGAAGGTTATAGGGGCGTTGATATAGATTTGTTTCAGCCTTTTAAAAAAGACGCAGAGCTTTATTTCTTGGAGATTGATCATTCGACTCCTTATAATAATATAAATAATATTTCTATAAAGGCTGAATCTTTATATGATAGTAATTTAGATTATAAAGGGATGCTTGTTCAGTTGGATGAATCTAACATAAGAACTTATTTTGATGGTTTAGCTGGTTTCGAATATAATGATGTTGTTTATGTTGAATCTAATTTATATTCTCAGAGGGGATATTATTATTATACTGGAGAAAAAATAGAGAGTTCTGTTGCGGAAACAAACGCTCCTTTAGGTAATGATTCTTATTTTACAAAAGAATTTTATTTCAAGCAAGACGTAGATTACAGTGTGCCTGAAAGTATAAGGCTAACTATGGCTGATTATGAAGGAGCAACAAAAGAATATTTAAAAGATGGAATAAACTATAATAATTTAGAATTTAATTTATCTTTTTCGAGTAGATCGAACAAAGAGGCTAGGGCTATTTTAAAATTCCTTGATGATAAAGCTGGATTTAAAATATTTAGATATACTTTGCCGCAACCTTATAATAAAGAGATAGAAGTTTATTGTCCAGAGTGGAGTCATTCTTATAATTTTTATAACAATAATGATATTCAAGCAAAATTCATACAGTTCAGAGCTCGGTCGTCTTTAGTGACAGCTTTTGATACTCAGATAGAATTTGTGAGTAAATGATATGAGTACTGATTATAATGCAGGAGTTTATTTAGATCAAGTCCCAACAGGTTTTGGGGGTTATACAGGTATTTCGGTTTTCAATAAATCTGATAAGTCTGTCGCTTATTACGCTGAAATGTCAGAAACTTCTTTATTTACGACTAACGATGATCCGTTACCTGATACTGATGCGGTAGATGATAATTTATATGATACTTTATTTGTAACTTCAGACATCAATAATGTTGACACCTCTGAAAGCTCAATAAATTTCACTCTTCAAGCTGGAGAATCTAGAAATATTTATGTTGCTCATAAGCCTTTTTCTACGTTTTGGCCAACTTATCAAACTACTGGAATAGAAACGGCAAATTTAATTATATCTTCTGAATCTTCAGATGGCGACGCAGATTTACCTATAACGATAAAAGTTACTGGTCAAAGAATTCTTGATCCATTAAATCCAGATAAGCCGGGAAGCTTTTATGCTTTAAAATCTTATAATGAAGAAGATGGATATAATTTACTTTTTAAATGGAAACTTTTGAGTGGGCAAGCATTTGTCTCTGGTTTTCAATTAGATCTATGTGAGGATAGTGCTTTTTCTACAAATGTTGCTGATTCTCCATATCGCATTCAAGTCCCTAAAAACACTGAATCATCTAAACCAGATTATTTAGATTATTATAATTATGAAACAAGGCAATTTGAATACAGAATCACTGATTTGCCTCTTCAGGGTTCTATGTATGCTAGATTAGTCGCTATAAATGGAGTAGATGAAGATAGTGATTTTACTTATTGTAAAGGTTTTGATTTAGATGATATAAATCCTATTGATGATACGACATATAAAGGTTTTAATCCTTCCCCCGGTAGTGATCTAGGGTTCCAGACTACTTCTTTAAATATAAGTGTACCAATTAATTTAGAGTCAGAAGTAGATTTAATGAAAATATTATATGATGCTAATGGGAATTCTTATGATTTTACTGCTTACACTGGAGCTGTAATAAATTTTCATTCAGTTTCTGAAAAAGAGGATGGTTATGGAAGAATAGTTTCAGATACAAAAGATGCTTCAGCTATAAAATTAAAAAAACCAGACGGCGATAGTATTATTTATTCTGTGGATTCTAATAATAAATTTAGCTTGATTTTAAATTTCGAAAATATTTTTGTGGCTGGCTATAATGGTGCAGGCGCAGAGTGGGTTGGTGAAGAAGTCGTTAACGCTGAAAATGGTGGAGCTATTTTTGATTTAGATAACTTAAATTATGACTCGAAAATTTTTGATTATTATATAAACAAAGATAAAGATAGTATTTTTTACGCTGGTTTTGGTGGAGATCCAGCCTATAGAGAAAAGAAGCTTTTATCTGCTGGTTATGATTATGTTAATGGGGAGTCAAGAAATAATAGACAAAATTTGTATCAATACGATGTTGCTCCTGCGTTTTCAGGGCCTAGATCAAAAGAATATGAAAACACAAGAGGTAGTGACGGTAAATTTGTAAAAGAATCCGAATTTATTTTTCCTAATGTTTATTTAGGGTTTTCAGAAAGAGATGCGAATGTATTTTTGCCAAATTCTACATTTTTATTTAGGTTTAAAACAGATGGTATTTCTGAGTCTGCTGGTGATACCACGGATACGTGGGGGTCTTCAGCTGGCGCTGCAATAGAGTTCAAGCATAACGATCAGGTACTAACTGTTAGAGAGGCTTATGGTAAAAAATTCTATGAATTGCAAGGGGATCAAAATGAAGATGGCGCTATTCAGGTTTTTAAGAATGGTACTAGTGATCTTCCAGCTTTCTGGGGAAACGCAGCGGGGGTAGATGTAAGGCCAAATTATACTATATTAGTTTTTGCTTTAGGTAGAAAAGAATTTGTATCAGGTAAAGGATATTATGAGACGATTGATGAAATGTTGAGAAACTGCAATGCAATTCATAAATTTGTTGATTCTACGTTTTGGGGGTCTACGCCAAGTAATTCTATGGGCTTTTGGGGTAAACGAGAAGCACCTTTTAATCCAAATAATTTAATATATAATTTTTATAGGGATGAAAATATATTTGTTTCTCCGGGTAATACTTTTGCGCCTACTAGAAGTTCTTTTGTTGGATCATCTTTAAATAGTCCAGCTTATCTTGTCCCTACTTCTTATACTGATACATTATTAAAAGAAAAATTCCAAGTTAATTCAAGAGATTTTTTTGTTTATTCTAATCAGATGGACACTGAGGCTGATAACTGGAAAAATACTTTAAGAGTAGCTTCTAATAATCAAGATTCGAGAATAATTGCTAAGCATTACGATTATAGAGATCTTAATTTAGCTAAAACAGAAAATTTTAATACAAATGATAATCAGAAATTTACATTATCTGATAATACTGAATTGTCTGTTTTTGAGTTGTTTTTTGTGAAAATGCATTCGACTATAGGCTCTTATCCAGAGAGACTGATTTATGTGGGTGATGTGGTGCAGGGTTTGAGAAATGAAACCTTCATAAATGGTATAAAAGTTTTTGATCAAATCCATGCTATGCAGCGAGAAAAATATGTTCATGAGATGTTAATTAAACTAAATAATAATGATCCTGATTCAAATGCTGACACTAAAACTAGGCTATATTTATTTGATTATATGTACGGCGCAGCTTCGACTGAAAGTCAAAGAAATTTTGCATCGGATTCAGCTATGGAATATTTAGTTAGTAATTATTCTAATTTAATTCTTAAATCATCAAGTGGTAGATTGCAAGCAGCTAAGAATGATGGATCGAATAGTCAATTATCTTTTGGTTTACCTTTAAGCCATAATTTTTTAAATTTATACTCAGGTTAAAATGTCAAATTTATTTTTACTTAAAAATAGTGAAATCATAGACTTATTTGAAATTAAGTTAAATGATTTTGAAGGGTATCTTTACTTCCATGGTTCAAAAAATTTTAATAGAGATCTAGTGTTTCAAGGTCGAAATTATTTATATATTCCGTGCGAAATGTCTAACTTGCAATACGATTCCGAAGGCAAACAAAATAGGCCGACTTTTAGTATAAGTAATGTTAATAATTTTATTACAAACATAATAAAAGATCGAAGTGATTTACTGGGGAAAGAATTTTATAGAAAAAAATTATTAGCTAAAGATTTGGATGCTGTTAATTTTGGTGGGCAATCAAAAAACACTTTAGGAGTTTCTTCTTTTAATGAGTTCATATCAAGTGATAAATTTATTATAAACAAAAAGAATTTAGAAAATAAAGAGAGAGTAGAGTTTGAGTTATCTAATATTTTGGACATTGATGGATTAACTTGTCCATCAAGAAAGATTTATAATAATAGTTGCCCTTGGCAGTATAGGGGATATGGTTGTAATTATGGAAAAAATTTAAGCTATTCTGGACCTTACGTCAGTATTTTAACGCCAGCGTATGACGATATAAATACTTTGTTCGCAAGTTATACTGGTAATGATAGTATTAAAGAATATCTTGGGCTTTGGTGTAGCAGTGCTAGCGCTTTTCCAGATTCTATGGTGTGGGAGCCGTATATTAGGTGGTATACAGCAAATGACTACGTTAAAGATAATATGTTAGTTCCTAAACAATTAGAAAATTTTGCTTCAGTAGTTGGTGGTACAGCTGCTAATTCTGACATATCAGATAATAGGCAGTTAACTTTAGCGTGGGATTCTAATCGTAATCCCGGCATGTTTTTGAATAATGCTCTAGGAAGACTTAATAGTAGGCCGGGAATTATACCTATGAGCTCTAATTACAAGGATGGAGTTGATGGTAGTCGTCCTATGAAAACTTATTTGCCGATGTTCGTTGATTATGATTATAGCGGTAAAGATATTACAATATTATATATTATTGAACCGACAAATATATTTGATTCAGTATATTGGGACCCAGCGTATTGGCAAATGAAGCATGGAGATAGTACTCCGCGAGGAGGTGTATTTGCTAGAGGTTTACAAACTCAAAACGAAAATACTTATATAGGTTATAGCGGGTATTCTGGGACTGGTTACGATAGATATGTGGCAAATTCAATAAAGAATTCTTTTCAGATTTCAAATGGTAATAATAGATTAACTGGTGCGCAAAAAACTTTAGTTACAGATATAAATACTCCAACTATTTATGCATGTTCTATTCCTGCTTCAAATGGTGGTGAAATTAAATTTTTCAATAATGGGTATAAACTTAAAACTATGCAAGCAAATTATAACGGATTAACTAATAGTACTCACGATATAAATAGATTAGGTTTTAATTTTACAGAACGTTCATCGAGTCAGTTGTTTTTTTATGAGTTAATGATATTTCAAAAGATTTTGACTGAAGAGCAGATTAAAGATATTACATCTTATTTCGGTTATCAATACAATATAGATGTGGCCCTTTCATCCACAGTTAATTCTGATAAAGTTCCTAGTAGTAGCTTCTTTATTGGTTATGAAGACGGTAATTTAGGAATACCGATAGCTGACGAAAATGATAAGCTGTTTCTGGAAGAAAAAAATGACGATTATATGGTTAATTATGATTCTTATGGTTTTAAAAATTTAACTTACAAAGGAGATTATGATAGCAATCAAATTTATACAAAAGGAGATTTTGTTAAGATTGATCCAGATATAAATTTTGATTTTTCTAAAGAATCACTAACTCAAAGCTCAGAATTACCTTCTAGATTCTTTTTGTGTATTTCGAGTAATGGCTCTAAGGGAATAAATCCTTTAGATAATACAGAGATATGGAAAGAAGATAAATGTTCAAAAAAATTATCTGGTTGCCTAGCCAGATTTAGAACATATCAAGGAGAAGAAATGAGCCAAAATATACCATTTGGAGGATTTCCCGGTACAGTAAGTTATGATTATGAGTTGCCTAATTAAAATAAAACATAATTTTGATTTATTAAAGGTCCTGAAAAGGTTATCGTTAGAGTCTGAAAAGGAAATTTGTGGGTTTATTTATGATGAAAAATTTATAGAAAAAGAAAATATTCACCCTGATCCATTTAACTATTTTTTAATTTCGCCTAAAGAATGTATTTGGAAAAATGGAAGCGTTCTTTTTCACAGTCACCCAAGGCATATAGAAACGGCGGGTTTTTCAGAATGGGATTTAGAAAATCAATGTTTTTTTGATATGGATATGGTTTTATATAGTGTAAATAATGATGAATTTTATTATAAGGAGAAATAATGGTCGATATAACTCTAAGAGGAATTTTAGGTAAGCAATTTGGTTCAGAATGGAAACTAAATGTATCATCTGTTCTTGAAATATTTGAAGCTATAGAGGCTAATACTGGTAAAGTATATAGATGTCTTTATGACTTAAAGAAGTTCGCCACTCATTTCATGGTTTTTGTAGACGGAAAAGCTATGCCTCCTTACCTTTTAAACAGTAAAATTTTAAAAAAAGACAATAAGGTTGAAATAGTTCCAGTCGTTCAAGGAGGGGGGTTTTTAGCTGTATTTTTAATAGGTGTTTTATTTACTGTTCTTTCAGTTGTCATTACTAAAATGCTAAGCCCGAAAGCACCAAAAGATGTCAAAACTAATTCAACAATTTTAGGTGGAATAAGAAATGTTACATCTAGAAATGGAGTAGTTCCAATAGGGTATGGAAGGTTAAGATTAGGGAGTTCTGTAGTGTCTAATTATATTTCTGTTAATGATTTAAGTGAGGTTTCTTCACCGCCAGTAAGTAAAAGTTTACAACAAATTCTTGATGAAAATTATTATGTAACATCTCCATACAATATAAAAAAGGAGGATTTATAATATGATTCCTAATCCAAATGTCGTGGGAATTGCCGCTGAAATATTTTCGGTGTCGAACACTAGCGCTGGTGACCCCGGTAAGCTTGAGAGCGATGAATTTTTAACTTCAACAGATCTTATTTGCGAGGGTCCGATAGCTGGGCTTGTTGATTCAAATGGAAATCTTTTAAAATTTTTGCCAAATAAATATTGGACAAATATTATTTTAGGTAAGGGTGTATATTATAATAACGTTCCTCTTATAGATTCAAAATTAAATAAATTTAATTTTGTTACTCAGGGTTTTAACATTTTTTACGGATCAGAAAATAATGAGAATTTTTTTGATTATCCTTCTACTGTTTTTAATTATAGGCAGAATTTATTATTAAATGAAAGAAATTTTGAAGACCCGTTTAAGCCTCAAGAAGGTACAATTTGGTACTGGTACCACGGTAGTATGGCTAGGGAAACTATATATATATCTGAAAAAAATGGAAAAATAGCTAGTGCTGGAATCCATGAAATGAAATATAGTGAATCTGCGAAATATGCTACAGATGCAAATTTTGAGGTCCTTTTGCAATGGCTTAAAAAAGCTAAAAATTTTTGCAACCCGTTTATTCATGAAATAAAAAATAAATTTGCTGACGAGATAACCATTAATATATCTATTGATCAATTATATAACATTGATAACAGTGGAAACACGAAACCTTCAAAATTATCTTTCGTGATCGAGGTTTATCAAGATGATAGTTCTGATGCAACTTATGTAACTCAAGCTATAGAAGGGATTTCTAAAAGTAGTTATGTTCATCAACTAGTTTTAGATATAAATCAAAATCCATTTTTTTCTAGAAAAAGTTATATTAGAATATATCCTTTGACGCAAAAAATTTCATATTCTAACGCTAAAACAGCTATTGTTTTTGGGGTTGCTTCTATAATTGAAAGAGTCAAAAGTAAAGGAAAATTTTATTATCCTTATTCTGCGGTAGTTAAATCTTCAGTTTCTTCCAAGCATTTTAAAAATGATCCTGACAGATCTTTTGATTTGAAGCTTCTTAAGATAAAAGTGCCTAATAATTATCAGCCAGAAGCAAAGACTTATTCTGGGAATTGGGATGGAAATTTTAGCAATTTTTTGAGGTGGACTGATAATCCAGCTTGGATTTTTTATGATATTTGCACAAATAACAGATATGGAATAGGAAATGGAAAAGTATTTCTTGAAGATTTAAATAAATGGGAATTATACAAAATAGGTAAATATTGTGATGAGTTAGTAGTTTCTACTTCTCCTAGAGGAACTACTGAAGATCAATTTTTCTTTAGTTCAGAATTTCCTTTTATGATCTTTGTGCCGAAGTATTCTTCTAATAAGGGAAGTGATGAAACGGTATATTCATTAAATGAAATAAGAAAAAAATATCGTCCTATGTTTTCTACTAAGTGGGATGCTGAAAAAAATAAATATTCAGGTTTAGATGGCAAAGATTATACATCTGATTCTGGGGCTAGTGATTCTGTGATTTTTTTATATGATAGCACTTCAACTAGTTTATCGAATGATAATAATTTAACCGGAGAGCTAAAAAATCGCAAAAAGATGATAACTAATATCATTGAGGTAGATATAGAAATCAATACAGAAGCTAATACTGGTGGGGATATATTCGACTTTCAACCAAAGGCTCCCGGCGAGGGAAGTTGGTTTGCATTTTTTCTAATTCCATATATTGATCCATCAATAGCTTTTGAGAAAGAGCAGACTGGAAATATGTTGAAAGAATTTGAATTAAAAATGTATTCAGATAGTGTAGTAGTTGATAATAAGCGAATTGATGTCTTGGAGTCTCTTTTGTTTTTATCTACTCTAAACACTCAGAATGGAGCAATAAATCATATTTTGAACTTTATTTTGAGTAAATGGACGACGGCTGGTTATGAACAGTTAAAAGACGAGTATGTTCTAGATAATATTTTTCCTGAAATTTCACGATATTATTCTGGGTATGGGAAATGTTTACCTAGGGTCGATGGATATAGAGATCCACTAGAGCCTCGATTTACGGCTAATGTTTTAATAAATAATGAAACAGAGTGTTTAAAATTACTGAATGATTTAGCTTCTATTTTTAGAGGATTAACTTATTATAGAAACAATTTGATTACTACAACGATTGATGTTTCTAAGCCTATAGCTTACATGTTTAATAACACTAACGTGAAAGATGGACTTTTTACGTATTCTACAGGTAGTGTTGATGGAAATTATAGTGTTGCAAAAGTTCTATATAAAGATAAGTATAATAAATTTGAAGATGAAGTGGAAATTGTAGAAGATAGTGAGTTAATTAAAGAGTATGGAGTTGTTTCTAAAGAAATTTTAGGATTTGGAGTAACTTCTAGGGATCAAGCAAGAAGAATGGGCTTGTGGCTTTTAGCTACAAATAGATTTGAAAATGGTACAGTTTCTTTTGTAACTGATATGCAGGGTATTATGCTAAAGCCCGGAGATGTTATACAAATAGAAGATTCATTTAGGAGCGATTATTTGCTTCAGGGAAGAGTTGTTTCTGTTGATAGGTCAAACAAATATATTATTGTTGATAGAAAAATTGATGTTAGATTTACTGGGAGTAAAATAAAATTTTTATGTGATAAGACCTACGATTCTTTTAAAGATATATCCACTTCGGATCAATTTGATGCTCAAGAAAGAACTGACGTAATTGAATTATTTATTGAGCGAATAGAAAACAACACTAACAGAATTTATATTCAGCAGCCTTTAAATTTTGATGGATCTTTAAATGAAAAGGATTTTTCTAATTTTTACAAGATAATGGAGTCTACGCCTTTTATTATTCAGTCCGATGTCATTTATTCTACATCTGAAGAAGTGGAAGAAAAGTATGTGCAGTCAGGCTCATTGGATAACAAAAATCTTTATAAGATAGTGAGCATAGGCGAGCAGGATGTAAATGAATATTCAATTTTTGCTGTAAAATTTGACAGAAATAAATACCTTAGTTTAGATAATAATATTGTAGACGCTAGAAAAGATGTTTCGAAGCGAACGGTAAACTATTCTTCTTCTCAAAATATAACAGAGTTGGATTTATCTGGAATGAATAGTTCTTACTATGATTTAGAAAAACTCACACTAAATCAAGTGAGTCAATTAGTTTTTGATTATTCTTTTTCAGAAGACACTTCTCCTTTTTCTGGTAGCAAATATACAAATTATTCCAGTTTAAATCTAAAATTTGGTTTGATTAAGAATTTTATCCAGAGTAGAGCTGATGCTGGAGAAGAATATTACATAAAAGTTAATCAGCTTTTATCTTTAGGTGGAGGCTTTTTGTGTAAAATCATATCTAAAAATCAATCTATTAGATTCAAGGTTCCTGTTGTGGATGCTGGTGACAAAGTTGTGTTTTTGGGTGCTTTCCCAGATAATGTTACGAACGTAATCTCTTCAGCATCTTCAATAAAAATATATATTTATGACGTAGAAAATAAAATAATAGAAGTGTAATATAAAGTATGCCGATTATAACAGGTCCATCAGGCTCGACAGGCCCAAGTAATTCTTTTGAAATACGTGGTTTAGATATAGTTGATCTAGATTTTTATAGTAACATTGATTATACAGTATCACCTTCTACTTATGGACTCAGTTCTAATAGTAAGTTAATTTCAGGGTCGATTCTTCAGGAAGATTTAAGGTTTAAACTTACATTATTTGATACTTCAAATAACGAATCTATTACTAATTCATTTATAAGTTCTCCAGATTTTTCTGGAATAAAAGTAGATCTGTATGATTTAAATAGAAATTTCATAAGGAATGTAGTTCCTTTCACTAAAAACACTAATATATCATTAAATAGTTCTTCTTTAAGTAGTATTATAGAAAGGTATACAGGTTATGATGCTGTAAATAGTTATAGAACTTTTTTTCTTGATTTTACTAGTTATAGTGTTAATGGAAATAGCGATGTATACAGAAGCATATTAAATTATCCTGAAATTGAAATAACTGGTGTTGAGTTTATTAATACAAATCCTTTACAAGTTGCGCCGCTTTTAAATGATTATAGATATGCAAAATATATTTCTGCCACTTTAGTATCAAATCCAAATGACTTACCTTCTGGGAATGCTGACCTTTTTGATTTTCAGAGCGAGATCTCATCTCAAGTTTTTAATTATCAAAACAATAGAGTAAAAACTTTTTTTGAAGTTCTACCTCCAAATTCTGGGGCTGATTATGTTGATTATACTAATCCTTTTAATTTTGTATTTTTACCCTATGATTATTTTAATACTGGGAACTATTTTTTAAGTTCCGGTATTAAAGCTCCTTATTATTTAACAGAAACAATTCCTTCTTCTTTAAATAATTTAACAGGGTTCATATCAACATCTCAAAATAAATACGATAAAAATTTAGATACAAAAGCTGTAGTT